GGGAGAGGAGCAATTGCCGTGATTGCTTGCGCTGCGTCCCATACTGATGCAACCGGCTTTTGCTCTTCGACAATGTGCCGCGCCATCGCGGCCCTCGCCATACGGGCCGATAGTCCGGCTCGCTTGGTTAGGAACTCTAACCGGTCGTCGTCATCCCGAGCAATCTTAGTTGACTTGGCAGCCTCGACACCGGCAAGTAAATCACTGGTGCGGTTTTGGCTGTAGGTTTCTAGAGCGGGGGCCATTTCATCGTAAAACCGGTGTACCGCATTTTTGGTGTGCCGGATTTTAATTTCTTGAAAATTCTCAACGCCCCACAAATTACGGTTCTGACATACGCCCCGCAAATACATGCATGCAAGGCCCGCCGTTTTACTACCTACTTCAGAATTCCACCAGTAAAAACCGCGAAATACCAAATCCGGTTCGCCGTTTGGCAGTTTGCCGATTTCAATCGGGTTCAGATCGTCACATAAAAAGCCGAACATATCGCGGTCACTTGCAAACAAAGTCGATCCGGTAATGGCGTGAGGGTCATAGGTAGTTGATTGCCCGTAGCCGACCATCGAACCGGGGACTTTCCACTGACCCGCCTCGGCAATTTTGGCAACTGGGGCCAACATTTCGCGGTTAAGAATGCGGCCATAATCGGGACCTGTCGCGGCGCGTAACTGCCCGCCGTCCACATGATCATATGTTTTTATAATCTCACGGCCTCGGTTATGCCTCAAACCCCAAGTAAGGCAATCGGCGGCTAATGGTGCCGGTAAATCTTTGATATAGCCCGCCGGTGCGCCCGCTAGTGTCGCTAGTTGTCCCGCGCTCCAATTGGTGGGTTGAGAAATGACGGAACTGCCTGTTTTCGGGCAATCATATTCGACCGTCAAATTTCCTTGCGAGATATTAGACTCGTCAAACTCGCCAACGATGTTGAGGCTATGCGTATCAATCACTCGGCTTGTCATATTTTTGCTGTCGGCGTTACAAAACGCTATCAATTCCGGAAGCGTTTCGAATCGTTCATCGTCTGGACGGTTGGCATAATTGCTTGCGAGAATGTTGCCTTCTTTACTGATGCCATGCGCTCCCGCGCTTGTCTGATATGTACTCATAATGTGTCACCTTTAAATAGTTAGTTGGTTAGTTTCCGGTCATAAAAAAGCCGGTATAGAAATAATCCCATACCGGCCCGATGATGTCAAGTTAACTTTTAATAAAGCTAAGCGGCTATGCTAACCATTGTTATCAGATCGGGATCAACAACAAAATCATTGTTATTTGTTTTGGCCTTGCCCTTGGCACGTAAACCAACAATGCAACCGGCATCTAAATTTACGAGGTCGGATTTGTCTCCGTCAATGACGCGCTCACCGTTCCAAATGCCCGGTAAATTATCGCCCTTAAAAACGACGGCCATAGACACGCCCGCCGGTCTGGCCGCTACAGTTTTGGCATACTGGCGGCGGCCAGAATACGACAGTATAAGGCGGTAGTTATCAGGCAAATTTTGAAACCGGTTTACTCGCTTAGTGTAGTCATAAAAGTTTAGATTAGGGAATGCTTGCGGTATGCCGAAATTTTCATAATCGATATCAGAGATAGTGTTAAGCCGAACCCAACCGGTAACATTTTGCCGAGTGCAAAGCTTATCAAAATTAGATAACTCGGCGCGTAATTGCAGTAAAAACCCGTCGCGATCTTGTAGCCAGTAATCTGTTTTTTTCTGTCGCGCCGAGGCAACATTGTTAAACCGTCCGCGCCCGCTCGACTTTAGACAATCTTCAAAACATCCGGCGGCTTTACTGCCCGCGCATATTTTTATATGCGGCATCATTGATAACGACGCTAATCGAATAGCATCGCCAAGAGTTTGCGTTTTTTTGATTTTGGTATTACTAGCAGTTGTGTTGAGTAATTTCATTTTATATTCACCTTATTAGTATGGGAGTTATCCTATACTAACAGATAAAAAAAACCCGTCAACTAGTGACGGGCTATTTAACTAAAAGTTATCTACGCCTTCGTTTCTTTACCGGCTTGCGCGGCGGCTGTTTATTCATATCGTCAACCGCATCATTACCATATAAAATTCTAGCAATTAAATTGAGTAAAAACATACTGCACCTATTGAGTTGAGTGGAACTATAAGTATAAGCGATTATGCGAGATTGTCAACGTATGGGCTGATCTTTTGAAATACTTCCGACCAGTTAAAGGGTTGAATAAGGTGCAGAACGGGCTCAGTTTTTACGCCCGTTATTTTAACTTCAATAGCATCACGGGCGGGGTACAAAAATAGCTCCGACTTGGACAGCTCCGTTTTTTGTTTTTTAATTAAAATCCAAGCGCTGGTGTGTTGGTGTCGAGTTAACCAAGATACTTGGTGAGGGCTCAAATTGACCGCGTTACCGCTAATAAATTTAAGCTCTACCATGTGATAGTTGCCGGACTCATCAGCTATCAAAAGATCAGGAACTCCCGCTACTGCTGTGGACTCTATTCTAGTGAAGAGAAGCTTCCGAGTCGAAGTCTTCGACCCCGTCTTCATCTGTTGGTAAAACGCCGACTCCCGCTTTCGCACTGTCATCGATAACCTCCGGGGTAACGTCAATAGTTAAGGGAGTATATGTATCTTTGATCTCATCCAAAGCTTTCATCACTTCGTCCTTAGACATGCTGTCGATAGACCCTGTACGGATTTCTGATTTACTGACATAAATATCACCATGAGCCTGACCGCGCCTAAACTCCGCTTGGACGGCTGCGGAGTATGCACCGTTCTGTAGCGCAGCATCTCTGATCTGCTTTAAATCACGCAAGTGCCTCTCAAATGTCACCCCGTACTTTTCATCAAGTTCAGCCCGATAGCTCTTGATAGCCGCTACTACGTGCGGAGAAATGTGAGCATTGGTTAGTTCGTATGCTCGGGTGTGAGCAGAGCCCGCGGGGTAACCTGCTTTGATCGCGGCATCTCTTAGCGTAATCATTCCGTCGTTACTGACCAGTTCTTTCACGAACAGTTCTTGGCGACGGGTAAGTTCTTGACGAGTAGTAGCTTTGGGTCTGCCCGCCTTGCGTTTAACGGCGGGTAAGGGCTCGGTCTTTGAGCGAGAGCGGGTAGCCATGAAATAATCCTATGTTAATCTCAGTGATCTGATATCAGGATTTTATCCCTTAACGTATATAGAAGACAAATAGATTTTATAATTTTTTAGATTTTGAGCGCTTATACGCAGTATTGCCCTCTGAAAGTTACATAAGTCAAAAAAGGTTACACTTTCAAAATAGTTTATGTAACCACTTAAATTACTGTTCTATATACATAAAAAGCGAAAGTTACGCCGGTTACACCGGTTACGCCTTTATTTTATTTTTTTTCTTTTTTTTTATTTTGGCTCTATATACTGTATTTGCGCGTAACTTTGTACCGTGAGCCGCGATCCGCGGTCAATCAACCGAAGTCCATGTCGCCATAATCGTCCGACATGATCTTGTCTGGATAGATAGTTTGGCATTGTTCGCGATTTAAGGGGTATTTGGTGCCGTTTCGATCTTGGCAATAGCAGTCGATGACTTCCCCGCGTATCACGGTTAGGGTGCGTGTCACGCCGCCTACCCCGAACAGTTCGGGGTAGATGGACACGAGGTATTTATTTTTCTCGCTGTCGTTCATTTTTTGACTTTCCAGATTGTTATTTCTTTTGTTATCACCGCTGGAACAAGAAAAGAATGAGTTAATCCGGTGCGTGTGACAACTTTGCAGTTCGGGTCAGAATATCGGATCGCCGCCGAAATCTTTTGCTTTTCAAGATCATCATATACGATGACGCAATCGCCATACTCCATGTCATAGACCCAACCTAGCTTTTGGGATCGTCCCCCTCTTGGGGGTATTGGCTTACCTTTAATGATTTCCATAATGTTGTCCTTTAAAAGTTTGCCCCCTTTCGGGGGCGGTTAGTTACTTTTGCCAGTATCCATACACACATCGTTTGCCTTCTCTTGAGCAATCGTGATTATCGTGTATGACACCGTCTATTACTGCTACTTGATGCTTTGATACGTTACACACTATCACGCCACAGGGTAGTTCGTCGGGGGTTAGGTGAACCTTGCATCCCGATCCGATAGTCATGGTCGGTGTCCACTTAAACCCGAGTTCAATCATGTAATCTTTGAACCACTTGCGGGTAGTATCAATTCCATCTCGCGCCGTTCGGGCGTTTGCATTTTTCGTTTGCCCTTTTGTTCGACGTTGGTTGGCGTTACCTTCGGCCAATCTATCGTAGACCTCTTGGTACTTTAGCCCGGATGCAATGGCTACGGCTCGTGTTACGCAGTCACCTGCATCGCCTTTATACCCCGCGGCTTTTCGTCCACCGTCGTTATAAACAAATTCACTCATCGTGAATCTCCATAGTTAGTTGAGTTTTTAAAGAACGTACCATTCTGTGATGGCAAAGACATCTTACCACAGGTATGGGACATTGTCAACCACTAGATAACTTTGACGGACAGAGTGTATTCATAGTCGGCGTGTTTTTTTTGAAGCGCGGCCATTTCTTTGGCGGCGTGTTGTTCGCAATCGGGTGTCAGGTCATAGCTTTTGATTTCTTCCCACCCAGTTGACCTATCTTTTCTTCGTCTTTGCATCATCAGCTTCATGGTGGTTCTTACTTTTGTCATAAGGCTCTCCAGTAATGCGGGGTGTAAAAGTTTCTAGCACGTTCATTTGGCTATATTGTTTTTGGTTCATTTGTTTTCTAGACAAAACCCAGAGGTTTTCTGCGCTTTCATTTGTTGCAATAACAACTTCCTTCCCATGCGTTTCTTGAAGAAAGTGTGCCTCTTCGACGGCACACTCGTGGTCTGTGAACATCATGCTCGTTTCCGGTGATAAGGCCGAAAGTTTAAGGACTCACAAACTTTGCAATACTCAATAGTGTGTCCCTCTTCGTTTTCGGACAAGGACAATTCAATTTCGTGAACCGGGCAGTAGACTGCGTCGGGTTGTATCCACGGGCAGTCCCGCAGGTTCTCATCTACATCTCCGCGATCTATCATAAGACTTTATTATCTCCTTCAAGGGTTAAAGATAATACGTTGTAGTTGTGGCGGCGGCACCAGACTTGGATTCCGGTAGGTGTCCAACCGACATCCAGTGCGGCGTAGTCAGCAGGAGATATTAGAAGAGCCATGCCCTGATCGTCAAATTCTTTTAGGCATTTTCGGCAGTGCATCACCCCCACTATTTCGTTGAGTATTTGCAGAGCAGGGCGCTTGGCGTTCCGAAGTTTAGACAATTCGTCCATAGGGCTCTCCTTATCAGTAACTTACCGTGGCATCTTACTAAACTACATTAACTGTTTTATTATCGGATATTCCCATTATATTTTCAAGTGCCATCATCTTGCACATAGCAATTTCTGTCTCGTCGAGGCCCGCGGAAAACTCTTCGGCCATCGCCGCGGCTTGGCCCGAGCGCCGCGAGTCGGGAGCCGTGATGCCAAGCTCCAGTGCTTTGGCTACCATGTCGAGTTGTCGTTGACGGTTAGTCATTTGTTTTTAACATAAAAGTTTCTACGACTTTCAATAATATCTGGAGAAATACCAATTTGATAAGCCACATCTTTAATATCCATTAAACGAACTTTTCTTTGGTCCATAAGTTTAAAGGCGATGCGGTACGTCGTCCATTTGTCATAATTTTTAAATGCATGGAAAAGTTCGTTCAAGGCTTTTTGTTGTTTAGTCATGTCAATCTCCATTAGTTGAAGTACCGAGTATAAGACTATATAAGAGGATGTCAACAACAGGCATAAAAAAACCTCAGACCGTTTCCGATCTGAGGTTCAAACTCAACTAACTAACTAGTGCAAAGGTGAATAAGCACGGAAGAGATACTACGGGATAATATGGGATTAGTCTAGAACTTTTTTCGACGGAGTGTTAACTGAGTCCGACGAGCGTTTGTAGATTGTAAAAATCCAACGCAACTGTCCGCTAATTGTGCGGCCCTCGGATTTTGCCAACTCTTTTATTTCGGTATAAACTTCTACCGGTACAAGAACGCTTTTCCATCGTGTCGTGTCCATGATCTTCTCCCCGCGAAGTATCTGATAGTGTAAGACTATATAGGAACCTATAAGAAGAATCAAATTTTAGACAAAAAAAACCCCAACGAAGCTAAGTTGTTGGGGTTTTTCAAAGGAACAACATTATGTCCTTTAAGTATTCATACATTTTATCTTTTGTCAACAACAAAGTTAGTGTTTCTTCCTTATTTGGCCTCTCCCCACGATGGTCCGATCTCAATATCACATTTGTTAGGCACTTCCAAAGGCACCGCGTTTTCCATGATCCGAGCCACCTCTTGGGCTTCTTCCATGCTTTTGACAGACATAGCCACCTCATCATGTATTTGCACCATAGGAAGCATCCCAGCGCGATAAATGTTAACCATAGCCTGTTTAGTCATGTCCGCGGCACTGGCTTGAATGAGCCTGTTAAGTGCCTTATACGTGTACGCCCGCTTTAGCCGAGTCGTGTCCCCATATTCTTTAACTGCGTCCCGATATGGCAGAGCCTTATTCATGGCAAAGGTGTCGGGCTCCCAGAGTTCAAAGCGGCACTTGCGTCCCAGTATGCTACGAATAGACCCAGCACTGCTCTTGTCATTCAGCCTGTTCTGAACGCCATTCATAAGACCTTTAACAAATGGAACGCGGTCATGGTACTGCTTAACCAATGCCTTGGCTTCAGACACTTCGATATCTAACTGGTCCGAGAGCTTATTAACGCCCATGCCGTACATCATACCGAGGTTGATAGTCTTGGCTTGCTTACGGTTAATGTTAGCCATCTCCGCGACCATTGTATGGAAATCCATGTCTGGGTTATCATTGTATCCGTTAACAAACTCTTCAACGGCATCCATCTGAATACCTCGGGACTTACCAAAGACATGAGCATAGTGAACTAAGATGCGTGGCTCCTGTTGCGAGAAATCAATTGCCGCCCACTGCTCACCCTCTTCTGGTAAGAACAGACTGCGTATCATCGGACCTAGCTCTGGATCGCGGGCCGGTATCTGCTGTAGGTTAGGATTGTTCATTGAGATGCGGCCCGAGACTGTCCCGCCGTCATCTGATCTGATCTGGTTGATGTGACTATGGATGCGGCCATCCTTGTGCGTGTGTTTCATAATCGTATTGATGAAAGTACCCGAAGTCTTGTTCAGGTTCCGCGCCTCCAAGATGAGCTTGGGGAGCGGATGGTTGCTCTCTTGGAGGAAGCTCTTTGTGAACGACGGTGCGCCTTTCTCGGTCTTTGGATAGCTGACCCCTGCCTTGTCGAACGCCTTGGAAAGAGACTGTGCCGCCCAGATTTCAATGTTACCCCCCGCCATGCTTTTGATCTGTTTCAAGACAGCCTTTTCCCTCTTGAGGATTTGATCCCGTGTGACCTCAAGTCTGTTGGTATCGACACGGACACCACGCATGGTCATGTCAACCAAGCATGGGAGAAGTTCAAGCTCCAAGTTAGCGATAGACCAGAGGTCTTCTTTGCCGAGCGCAACACTAAAGTAGTTCCACAATTCCAGTGTGAGTTCAGCATCGACCTCGGCATAGGGTCCAACATACATGGCTGGCATCTTCCACATCTCAGCCTTCGGATCAACGCCGAATTCCCTCGCCGCGGCGACTAAGTCTTTTTCTGATTTGGTCTTGGACAGGTGGTCGTAGGCCAATGCGTTTAGGCTGTAGCTGAACCGGTTCTCGTCCAGTAGGCTGGCTACTAGCATCGTGTCGATTATGCGGCCTTTGACATCAAAGCCCATCTGCTTGATCCATCCCAGATCGTACTGGGCGTTGTGCATGATCTTATCGGCAGGACATTCAAATACTTTCTTGAGCCACTTGTTGACTATGCGCTCGTCCAGATTGCCGCCGCCAAAATGCCTAATGGGTACATACCCTGACCAACCGTCTACGGCTACTGCGTAGCCAACCACCTCGCCGTCACCTGTAGGCCATCCCGGCCCGTTTGTTTTAAGGTTCGGGTCCCGCGTTTCGACATCTATTGCTATACGACTCGCTCCCGTAAGGTCAGGTAGCTCTAAAGGAGGTATCCACTCAGTCTTGGGCTTGAACATAGCCATCTGCAAACTCATATGCTTTTCTTCCGCTCTAGACGCTGTATCTCAGCGTCGATATAAAATCTAATCTTTTTGGCATCACGCAGTTGGGTAGAGTGTGACGACTCGCCATACCGGTATGCCGAACGGAATATCTCGCCAATCTGGGCGTTCATGTCTTTGTGCGATATCAAATGTTGAAGCTCGGTAGCATCAAAGGGCAGTTGGTAATATGCTGCCGTCGAACCGTCTGATATATGTCCTTCTTGAACCAGCAGGTCGTCCAAGCTCGGAAGCTGGTACTTGATCAGAGCTTTTGGTTTTTCTAAAGCTATCAAATTTCGGACATAGCCGTAAGAGGCGTTAGTTTTTGCAGCTATGTTCTTAATGCTGGCCTCGGGGTTGGAACGGTAATACTCCAAAATCGTGTCTCGTTTGTTCATTGTCTGCACTCCGTCATCGCTTAAAATTTCTAAGATTTTATCTAGTATATTCATTTGGATTCTTCCGATTTATTCAACGGCTTGGATTCAAAGCCGTCTATCAACTTCAACTCCTCCTCTTCTAAAAAGAAACAAAATGCCGGTGTGCCATCGCCCACCCACGCACCGATAATGTTATATTCGTAATACTCAACGGCCTCTTCGTAATCCATACCGTCTTCCATAAGAACCTTAATAACCTTGTCTTCGTCATAAAGAATGACATCTTCTTGCCCGTATCGACGGCATATACCGACAATAGCGTCTTCTAAACCATCTGCTTTCATCATGTCAAATACCCCACTATTTTCCTGCGTAGCCACAAGTCGTTCAACTTCTGAATGTTTAAATCTTTTTGTCTTCGGCTATTTTCTTGCCTACGACTTTTCGATCTATCGCGCATAACTCACCCCCAGACTTTTACTTTTTTGCCACCGAAGTACTCTACGGCGTGTCCTTCATCAACTAAGATTTGGCAGATGCTCCGGTCGTCCGCGGTGTAAGGCACCGCTAGTATTCGTCCGTATTTACCACGCCCCAAAGACTCTATTTTGAATTTCTTGTCGCACAACTCACCCAGCCGTGCCGCGGCGGCTTTGCCTAACGCTTTCTCCGCTAGGTTGCGTGTCCGGCTTTCGGGGGTATCGATTCCGTGTAATCTCAGACGTTGCTTTTTAAGTTGAACATCAAAGCCTAAGTTTATGGTCACATCGATAGTATCCCCATCGACAACTCGCTCTAAAACTACGTTGTATACATATGGTTTCATAAGTCATAACTCCTTGATAAGTCTTCTGGTTCAACTATATATAAATTGTTTTTAGTTCGGGTAACACCCACATAAAATACTCTATGCATGTCGTCTGGATTATTTCTCATCTGGGTATCTGCTGCCGGTGACAGGTCCGTGAACAGCACGACGTTGTCAGCTTCACCACCTTTTGAGCCGTGAATCGTGGACACTGTAATCCGAGGCTCGGCATTGAACTTCTCGCCACGGCGTAACATAGCTATGATGTAAGCTCTGTCTGTCTCTGGTATTTTGTCCATCGCCTCGTGCCAGATCATGTTGTCTGTTGCCACCAAGCCGTGATGCTCTTGTAGTTCTGTAAGAGTTATCAGGGCCTCGTCATCTAAGGTGGGTAACTTCTTAAAGCCGCGTTTGACGCGGTCATTGATAGACATAAAGGCATATATCTTTCGCGCTGTATCGCCTGTGACCTGCCGTCCTTTGCGTAATTGTTCCCAGCCGTTAACGGCATGACTAATCTTCTCACCGATTGACCGGTGGCCGCGGTAGTTAAACAGGTAGCCGCTTGCTTTCAAGTCTTGGGCCACGGGCTGTAGTTGGTAACCCGCTTGGCTTAGTACGAGCCACGAGTTCTGTGACATATCTAGGGAGGACACCGTATTGATCCGCGTGACGTTGCCTCTTTCTTTCTTGGGGTCATAGCGTTTCGGGAACCGGCGGTGTATTCGTTTAGCCACGCCTTCTGCTACAGCGTGTACCGACTGCGGTATCCGGTATGAGGTCGATAGGGTTTCAGAACCACCCTCCAGATTGATAAAATGGTCTACATCTGCACCGGCCCATCGGTATATGGCTTGGTCGTCGTCGCCCGCGCAGTACATCTTGGTCGAGTTGTCATCTAATATATGTGCGATATCCCACTGGAGTGGCGACAGGTCTTGTGCCTCGTCCAAGAAAGTAAGCTCAAATTTAGGGCAGTAGTGCGCTCCGTTGGCCGCAAACACTGCAAGCATGTCGGTAAAGTCATACAGGTTAAACCGGTGCTTATACTCTCGTAGACAGCTATCGACATAGCTAACGAGGTTCCAATCCTGCTCAATCGTGCTGTCGTTGTACTGCTCCCGCAAATCCACCTTTCGAAGTCGAGCCAAGTTAATTATCCCAAGTACAGGATCGCTTGAGCTAGTGACGCTTGGTAGGTCCTCGTCAAAGTTGGCTATCTTGTTACCGGTCAGATTCACACCCGTTATCTTAGATAGCTCCCGATAGTTCTCCGCTTGCATCACTTGCTCACTGCGTATGTCCGACATCGCTAGAGCTAGGCTATGCAGGGTTCGGAAATTGCACAGGTCTTCTTTGGGATCGAGATTAAACCGAAGAGATGCCCGTTCCTTGGCTTCGGTTGCCGCTTTCTTGGTAAACGCTAAGAAGGCAATATCCGTGGGCCGTGTGCCGTTCTCCAAGGCCGTATCCACCATGTTCAACAAGGTAGTGGTCTTGCCAGTGCCGGGCGGTCCAAATATCCTAAACATTCTTTTCTTTTTCTTTTAGTACAATCTGCCGGATACGCTCTCGGCTCAAACCAAAACGTCTGCCGATACCGGCAAACGTCATGTGTTCATCGCGCCATAACAAATATATCGTTTGATTCCTGTCTGCTTGTTCTACCATCAGAATGGTGCCTCGTTAGTTCTTCCAAAGTCGGGTGTTTTTAATTCTATGTCCACGCTCTCAAACGCGGGTACTGACCAAACCCTGACGGCTCGGCCTTTGATTTTTAACACTGTCGATTCGCCATTTATGTCCCGCAGTCTTTGAGCGATCTTGTGTGACTTGTAGTCAAACCATTTGTTCTTCTTGAGAAACCCCTCAAAGTCCCGTAGTCTAAAATAAGTAACGCACTGCTCCTCATCGGTCCACGGGCGGCGCAATAGGATTTCTTCCTTATCTTGCGCTTGCTGTAAAAACCGGCAGAACTCTTCTAAGTAATCGTAGAACTGTCCGCTCGTGCTGGCATCCTGTGCCACTTCCATGATCGCAGACTCGTTGTCCTTCATATCCGTGAGCAACGTACTGATACGACTTTCCCAAGTCGCTTTCTGCACGGAACGCGGCATGAAGTTAAGTTGCTCCATACAGGCTTTTTGAAATACCGGCTGACTCATTAGTCCTTCAGTGTCTAGCTCCAGAGGTTCTCCGTTGACATCCATGAACCAGACAGGAGGGGTAGAGTCGTACTTGCGGAGGTTAGCTATTGATGCCCCTTGGATAGCGGCACCCACACCAAATTTACGTGTCCGGCATAGCTCTTTGTTGCAGTGTGCGTTAACGGGAGCGTCACTACACTTGTATGCGTAGTCCTTGCGATTACATTGCTTTGCAACCGTGTTTACTTCGTTAAGCGGTAGCGGGGGGTCCAGATATTGCATGTTGTAAGATAGTATTTCTGATTCCCAACTGTCCGGAAATGCCTTACGCAGATAAACGCCGATATTAAAAAGGCCATTATTTCGTCCTCCTTCACTTATTTTGTTGGCACACAGTATTTGTAAGCACGGTGGTCCGTCCGCTAACAGCGAAGACTGTTTCGTTTCAACTACCTGTAGCCCAACCACCTGTTCGGGGGTCTGGGCATAAGTGCTATGAAGTTTAATAAACTCATCAATCGTAGCTGATGTACCGTCATCTTTAATCGCATAACGTAAACCGTCCTCCGCATCGAAGTAAGGCAGGTTCAAGAAGTTACCAACGTCACCACGGTCTAGGTGCAACTTAATCTGTTTTGGAAATATCTCTGAGTCTCCATATCCCAACGCCGCGGACATACACTGCAAAGCCTTCTGCATATCCTTGGCAGATACCCATTCAGTAGAAAAAAGAAAGCAGTGAGCCCCGCCTGACTTAGACCGGCAGACAACCAGAGGTAATTTTAATTTGCGGATTTTATCGACCAGATTTTTGTGGTCGAGAGGGTATTGATCGATGTCAATACAACCCCACTTGCAGTTGTTGTCTTCATTGATGGGTATTATCCCAATCCCATGACGACCAATTAAATGATTTTCCCACAGAAGCGTGGTGCGTGGTTCGCGGACTACCCCTGCTTTACCTTGCGCTTTCCCGTTTGCACCCTGCTTTTCGATGCGGAAAGTACCGTAGGCTTCTTGGAGGCCATCAAAGATAGCCATAAATTGTTTAACGAGCATTGTAATTCTCCGGCAGAAGAAAAGGGGCGACTCTTGCCGCCCCCCTTAGATGCAACAACCTTAAAAAGGTATGTCGCTATTAGTAGCTCCAGCCTCCTCATTACTGTGCTTGACTACTACATCACCTGCCGTGATTGACTCAGCAAAGGTCTTGCACTGAGTGTAAGTACCGACGCTCTCAACTGGACCTACCCTGCTCATCTCCCATCCGTGCCAACTACCTTTAGAGTTCTCTTCCTTAATAGTTTTCAGGTGATAGATGTGCGAGAAGCGTGGAGGTGTGAAAGGCCCATTCTTGCCCTGCATCTGTACAGACTGCATCATGGAGTTCCACTTACGCGACTTCTTCAACTGCGTGGACTTCATTGCGATTAACGCGGTTTCGGCAGAGCCGTCCTTGTTCTGAATCACAACAAAGTGTTGATGGGTTTCTTCAATATAGCTACCCGTTCCGCCGACAACATACTCTTTATTGTCGTCTGGTGAACGCTCAGTCTTCGGGCGTTCTTGGTTCGCCTCAAAGATATTAATCGGAGCGCCACTGCCCTCGCCACGTTGAGCCCATTCAATAAACCGACGCTGATAAGCGCACGGAATCACGTTGATACCGTCAGCGCCTTTATAAATATGGCCCGTCACAGTATTGTAAATATCGCCCTTACGAGCTTTATTGTTCTCATCCAGTATAGGATCGTTACCTGAGAGTACTTTCAGAAACGGTAGAGCTAAATCTTCTTGCCCCATGTTGTCCATACCTTGCCCTGCATCGGCTTCAAACATTGCTGATACGGCTACGACTGCATTCTCTTTATTTTCTTTCACTGTAGTTCCCATAACTATTTTCCTTTTTTAATTGTTGCACGTTGTCCAATCCAAGCCCCAAATAACTCCATTGGGAATTCTTCACCCGCCTCTACCCGCTCCTTAACGAATGCGCGTAAGGTCTGTGGATGCACCTCTGTTTTCTGCTCGGCGTAAAAGCCCTCTGTCTCCGCGAAAGCGGCAAAGGCACCCGCCTTGTCATCTTCGCCCCTGCCGAACTCTCCC